AGCGCACCTGGCGGGTGGACCGGATCGCGGTCTCTGAGCCTGATCTCTGGCGGGCCGTGGTGGTGGCGGCGGACGAGTCATGACCTCGCAGCGGGTGCTAATTCTCGAAGCGCTGGTCACGCGGTTGCGGGACATCCGCACGCGGGACACGGCCGCGTCTGGAGCCACCTACGAAACCGACGCGGGCCTCGCGGTCTACGTCGGGGAGCGGCCCGAACTCGGGGAAAGCGATCCGTACGTCGCGATTGCGGTGCTGCCGCAAGAGGACGACGTCGCGGGCATCGGGCAGCAGCTGGCGTTCATGGTCACGCTGCCGATCGCCATCGAGGCGATCGCCTCCGTCGAGCGGCTCGATGAGCCGTATCTCGCCGCCGAAGCGGTGGTCGCGGACATCAAGCGCGCGATCGAAGGCGAGCGGACCCTCGGCGGATTGGTCAGCGACATGCGGCGCGGATCGACGGCGGTGGTCCCGCGCGAGCCAGGCACGACGACCGTCGGTGTCGCGGTGACGTACCAGCTGACGTTCAAGGAACCGTGGGGGAACCCGTAATGGCCAGGGCCTTCGAACTCCGCGTCGACAGCCGCCAGATCGAACAGGCCATCACTGAACTCGGCAAGCGCGCCCCGATCGCGATTGCGCGCGGGCTGAACCGGACCGCCATGAGCGAACGCACGGCGATGGCGCGAGCGGTCGCAGCGGACATGGGCGTGAAGGTCGGCACGGCACGAGACGCCATCACGGTCGACAAGGCGAGTCGCGACAACCTCGTGGCAAAGGTGACCGCCCGCGGCAAGCGGATCCCGCTGATCGAGTTCAAGGCGCGCGGGCCGTATCCCTCGCGCGGACGTGGCGCCGGCGTCAGCTACACGATGCAGGGCCAGCGTAAGACGTGGAAAGGCTCATTCATCGCGACCGTGACGAAGGCGGGCGCGGACGGGCAGCACCAGGGCCACCGCGGCGTGTTCTTTCGCACGGGCAAGAAGCGGTTGCCGATCAAGCAGGCGTACGGCCCCTCGATCGCGCATGTGTTCGGGAACCTGATGCCGGTCGGTGACGCGCGACGCGCAGAGGTCCTGCAGAAGAACGTCGCCCACGAGATCGACTACGAGCTGTCGCGGCTGACCGCCGGACGGTAGGAGCACAGACACTATGGCCAATACCCAGCCCTACGAAGTCATCGCGGCGCCCTACACGCTGTACATCGCGGCGGTCGGGACATCCTTTCCGGCGATCGACGCCGCGCCTGGCGGGTCGTGGACGCTCGTCGGCACCTCTGGGAACTTGAACTACGACGACGCCGCCGGTGTGACCGTCCAGCACCAGCAGTCGATCACGAAGTGGCGCGCGCTCGGCGACTCCGGGTCTCGGAAGGTGTTCCGCACCGAAGAGGACCTGATGATCCGCCTGAAGCTGATGGATGTGACGCTCGAGCAGTACAAGCTCGCGCTGAACAGCAACGCCGTCAGCACCGTCGCCGCGGGGTCGGGCACGGCTGGGTACAAGAAGCTCGGGCTGTCGCGCGGGTTCACCGTCGCGACGATGGCCCTGCTGATTCGCGGCAACGTCTCGCCCTACGGCGCGGCGTGGAACAGTCAGTACGAGATTCCGATCGCCGCGCAGACCGGCAACCCGACCGTCGTCTACAAGAAGTCGGAGCCGGTCGGTCTGGACCTCGAATGGACCGCGCTGGTCGATGCCACGGCCTCGAGCGACGTGGAGCGGTTCGGCCGCCTCATCTCGCAGCACGCGGACGCGCTGTAGTCGCGATGGGCGACAGCCTCGCCCTGGTGGATCGATGGCGGGCGGCGCGCGCCCGGGTCACGGCCCTGAAGCGCTCGATCGCCCGCGACCGCGAGGACCTGCGGCAGGCGGCGACCGCCCTCGCCGCGATCGAATCGGAAGCCCGGGCGCTCGGCATCGCTCTCGTGACGCCAGGCCCGCAGACAGGAGTCTCACATGGCAGTGCTGACAGTCGTCCAGACCGCGCCGGGCGTGAAGGCCACGAACACGCTGGTCGCGGCGAACAGCGGCGGCGACTCATTCCCGAATACCGGTGTTGAACGGTTCCGCGTGCGCAACGGCGACGCGTCATCGAAGACCGTCACCATCGTCGCGCAGAAGGCGGCAGGCTGCCCGGCTGGCACGCTGCACAATCTCGTGCTCACCGTCGCGGCTGGCGAAGAGCAGGTCGTGAAGAACCTGGACACGGTGAGGTTCAACGACAGCAACGGCCGCGTGAACATCACGTACTCGGCCGTCACCAGCGTGACCGTCGGCGTCGAAGTCTAGGCGCGACGCGCACCCCGTCATCAGGCAAGGCGTAGGAGAACAGCCCATGGCCACCACGAAAACACCTGTCCTCTCTCTCAGCACGCTCATCGAGCGCCCGGTCATCGCGATCGACGGGACGCACTACGAGCTGCGGACCGCCGACGAGGTGCCGTTCATCGTCTACCGCGGGTACGCCGCGCAGTTTCGGCGCGCCGGCGAGTTGATGCAAAAGCGCCGCTCGGCGAAGGACGAGAAGGAACTGGAGGCCCTGCTGGTGCCGCTGATGGAGGCGATCGTCATCGCGCCGAAGCCGGTGCTGAAGAAGTTGACCACGGACCAGCGGTGGGCGGTCCTCATGGTTTTTTCGTCGCTCCTGCCGACCGAGACGAAGGCGGCGGGAGCGAAGACGACGACGCGCCGCGGCTGACCGACGACGACTGGGGCGAGATCGCCGCGCGACTCGCCCGGTTCTACCCAGGGCGTGACCCTTGGGGCTGGCTGACGGAAGTCCCGCTCGGTGTGGTCCGCGCGTCGCTGCGGGCGATGCCGAAGCTGGCCGCGGAAGAGGCGCTGAGCACGGTGCAGCGGGTGGCCTGCGGCACCGGGTCGTACAGCGAGGACGCGCAGAAGTCAGTCATCCGCCGATGGACTGACGCGGCCGGACTGAAGCCGACACCGAAACGGCCGACCGCCGCCTCGCTCGCGGCGATCGGGATTCATGTGATGCGACCGAGCACACCGCAGTGAGCAAAATCGGCACGGCCATCCTGGAGATCAGGACCGACACGAAGGAGATGTCGGCGGGGCTGTCCTCTGCCCTGAAGGATGTCCGCGCGTTCGGCCAGCAGGCCGAGCAGACCTCCAAGCTGGTTGGCATGATCGGCACCGCGCTGACGGCGGCGTTCACGGTCACGGCGGTCGCCAGCCTCGGCAAGCAGTTCCTCGACTTCGCCGGCAACGTCAACGACCTGTCGCAGCGGCTCGGCGTGAGCACGAGCACGGTACAGGAGTGGCAGTCGGCGTTCTCCGCGTCCGGCGTGTCGGTCGAGACCGTCGCGAAGGCATCCGAGCAGCTCACCGACAAGTTGGTCGGCGGCGACAAGTCGGCAGTTGAGGCTCTCAAGAAGATGGGCCTCAACATCGAGCAGTTGCGGGCGATGAAGCCAGAGGACCGGTTCACCGCCGTGGCGGATGCGGTCGGCAAGCTCTCGGATCAGGGCGAGAAGGTGTACGCGTCGAAGACGCTGTTCGGGAGGGGGGGCCCGGAACTCCTGCAGGCGCTCGACGGGCACCTGGGCGACACCATCGACAAGATGCGCGAAATGGGCCTCGTCATCGACGAGCAGACCATCAAGGCGGCCGACGACTTCGGGGACCAGCTCGGGTTCCTGGGTCAGCAGCTGCTCGGCATCGTGGCGACGGTCGTCGGGCCGCTCCTGCCGGCGCTGTCGGCCCTCGGCAACGTGCTGTCGTGGCTCGGGCGGAACATCATCGGCCCGGTGCTGGGTGGCGCGATCAAGACCGCGATGACCCTACTCGCGGGCTTCGTCGAGGTGGTGACCGGCCTGCTGTCGAAGCTGGCGTCACTCGGCGGCAACCTTCCGCTGGTCGGCGACAAGTTCAAGGCGATGGCCGGCGCCCTCGACGACGTGTCGAAGAAGAGCGGCGCGTACATGGCCGACCTGTGGTCGCAGAAGAACGCGACAGACGGGGCTGGGAACGCCGCAGACGCCGCGACGCCGAAGCTGCTCGGGCTCGGCGGCGCGTCGGACGACGCCGCGAAACAGCACAAGAAGCAGGCCGACGAACTCGAGCGGCTGGCCGCAAAGATCGCCGACATCAACGAGGCGGTCGCGAAGGGCCTGTACCCGGTGTCCGTGAAGGACATGTCGCAGACCCTCGCCGACTACATGGAGGGCCTCAAGAAGTTCGCCGAGGTGCAGGATAAGGCACGCGAGCTCGACCTCGGCATGCAGCGCGGCGGCTACCTCGACATCGGCGTGAAGCTCAATCTCGACGACGCGAAGAACGCGCTCAGCATCATGGAGCAGGAAGCCGGGCGGTCGCTGTCCGGCATCCTCTCGCGCGCCGTCTCCGGCCTCCCGCAGCTGATTACGCAGGCGTTCACCGGCGGCGGCGGGCTGCGCGGCGCGCTGCAGGCGGTCGTCTCGCAGGTTGGTAGCGGCCTCGGAGAGAACCTGTTCCGCGCGGGCGGTCTCCTGAACAGGCTTGGCAACAAGCTGACGGGCCTCTTCGGCGACGCCTTCGGCCTCGCGCTGCCGGGCATCGGCGCGGCGCTCGGCTCGCTCGTCGGCCCGCTGCTCTCGAAGATGTGGCAGGGAATCAAGAGGCTGTTCGGCGGGCCGAGCCAGGCGGAACTCGACGGCCGCGGCGTGGAGAAGGCATTCGAGGACAGCTTCGGCGGCTTCGACAAGATGATGGCGCGCCTGGGCGACGACTTCGTCGCAGCGGGGCGGACGCACGAAGAGGCGCAGCAGATGGTGAAAGCCATGCTGGACGCCGAGCGTCAGGGGCCTGCGGCGGTGCAGGCGTGGATCGACAAGATCAAGCAGGTCCAGGACGCGGCCGACAAGGCCCGGGAGACGCAGAAGCAGGCCGAACAGGACGCCGCTGAGGCGGGGAAGCGTCGCATGTCTGCGGCGGAAACCGAGCTGCAGGGGCTCATCGACAAGCGCAACGAGCTGGTGAAAGGGATCGCGGCCGAAGCGCCCGAAGAAGTCATGGGCGTGATCGAGACGCAGCAGCGCGGGCAGCTCGCCGCGCTCGATGACCAGATCCAGCAGAAGGCGGACGCATACGCCGAGCTCGCGCGCGAGACCGGGCAGGCGATGGCGGACGCGATCGTCGACGCGCTGAAGCAGATGCGCATTGAGCCGGTGCATGTGCCGGCGGTCGTCGACATGCCGAACGGCGGCATCGACACGCCGAGCGTGACGCCGATGGCCGCGGGCGGCTTCGGACGCGTCACGAAGCCCACGCTGTTTCTCGCGGGCGAGGCGGGCGCGGAGGACTTCGCGTTCTCTGGCGGCGGCCGGCGGTTCGGGAGCGGCGACGCAGACGGGCGCCCCTACGTGATCCAGTTGGACGGCCGCGACATCGCCATGGGCGTGATGCCGTACTTCCGTGATGCCGCCGTGGCGTATGGGGTGGCCGGCTGATGTCGACCTACGCCCTGAGCATCAACGGGACGCCGACGGTGGTGGAAAGCCGCGTGCGGATCTCGACGCCGTCCAACGGCATGGCGACGCTGACGTGTCAGATGGCGGTCGACGCGCCGTCGGCGATCCCGGCGATCAACGCCGAGATCGTCCTGACCGAGGACGGCACGCCGATCTTCGGCGGCGTCTGCAAGAGCCCGCGCGCGACCGGCATCGCGGGGCACCCCACGGCGTCGATGTTCGTCGAGATCACGGCGAACGACTACAACCAGCTGGCCGATCGCCGCTACATCCTGTCGCAGACGTTCACCGCCGGCACCACCCTCAAGTCGGTGCTGGTGAGCCTCGTCTCCGCGATTCCAGGCGCGACGCTGTCCGGCTCGCAGGTCGACGGGCCGACGCTGGCCGCGGATCTCGTGATCACAGGATGGAAGGTGCGCCAGGTGCTCGACCAACTTTCCCAGCTCACCGGCTACCTGTGGCGGATCAACCACGCGAAGGTGCTGTCGATGGTCGAGCCCGGGTCGGTGGCCGCGCCGTTCGACATCGCCGGCAACGGCGACGTCGACGGGGATGTGACCACCCAGCCGACGCGGGACGACTACGCGAACCGGGTGGTGGTCATCGGGCCGGACGGCCTGAGCTCCACGGTGGAGGACGCCGCGCAGATCGCCGCGAACGGACCGTGGGAGTTCCTGGCGCAGTCGCCCGACACGCTGACACAGGACCAACTCGACGCGCTGGCGGCCGCCATCCTGGCCACGAAGCTGCCCGTGCTGACGCAGATCACCTACACGACGCTGCAGGCCGGCCTCGAGCCGGGGCAGACGCAGACGATCAACCTGCCGCTGCGAGGCGTGAACAACACGTTCCTGATCACCCAGGTCGAGACCGAGATCCGCGGCGCGATCGCCGAGCGCAAGGTTACGGCAATCGAAGGGCTGGTCTACAAGACCGGCTGGCGGGAAAAGACGCGCGACCTGTTCAGCGGAAGCGGAAGCGGCGCGGCGACGCTGCCGGGCGTCGGCATCACGGCGGGCCAGCGGTACTTCTACTTCCTCGGCGGCAACGGCGCCGACTTCGTCGAGAGCCCGACGCCGACGTGGGTGGACGCCTCGCCGATGCAGGTGCAGGTCAATACCGTGGCGCGCGGGACGACCTCGGCCACCATCACCGCCCGCCTGCGCGCGCTCAACGGCGGCGTGACGGTCCAGGCGCGGCTCTTCGACGTGTCGGCGAACGTGCCGATCACGGGGACCAGCGCGGTCGTCACGAACACCCAATGGGAAACGGTGACCTGGACGGTCTCGCTGACGCCGGGATCGCACTACTACAAACTGCAGCTTTTGAGCGGAAGTGCCAATGAGCCTGTCGGGGCGATGGCGTACCTCGAATGACGACGAGTGCTCGTGTGATCGTGCTCCTGTGGATCGCGGTGCTGGCCTCGAGCGTGGCGGCATCTGGCCAGACCGCGCCGGTGACCGTCGCGGCGGACCGGCTACGGCTGAATACGGCCCCGTGCGTGCTCGACTCCGTGGACGGCACCCCGGACAAGCTGCGGATGCAGACGTGCTCGGTGCTGACGACGAGCGCCGCGACGAATCTCACCCTGCAGCCGACCGGCGATCTGGTGCTGGACCCAACCGGCGTGGACGTGCTGCCGGGGACGGGCTACACCGTGAACCTGGGTGCGCTGAGCAACAAGTACCTGACGCTGCACGCCGCGGAACTCTGGGTGGAAACACTCGTCGCCCAGAACACGCTGGCTACCATCGGCGGCCGCGTCATCGTCGCCCCGACGACGTCGCTCACGGCGGACCTCTCCGCGGTGGCCACGTCGATCAGCGTGAAGCACAACAACCTCGCGAACGGCGATCGCATCGTCCTCCAGGCGAACGGCGCGCTCGAGTGGATGGCCGTGACGTCGGCCTCGAGCGGCAGCGGCCCATACACCTACTCGGTGACGCGGGATCTCGACGGCTCTGGGGCGAACACCTGGTCTGCCGGCGATGCCGTCGTGAACACGGGAACCACCGGGAACGGCTTCATCGACCTGTACTCGCTCTCCGGGATCGTGAGTGGCAGCGGCCCGACGATCGCGGGGAACGTCCGCACGGGCACCACCTACAGCCAAGTGGCGCCGCGCTGGGCGATCGGCAATCTGAACGGGCTGTATGGCTACGGGGCGACCACCTACGGCGTGGCGTTCGGCGACCCGTCGAACACGAATATCACGATCGATGCGACCAACGGGTTCCGCATCCGCAGTGGCACCACGAACAAGCTGACGGCGGATGTCAGCGGCAACCTCGCCATCGTTGGGGATTTAAGCGTCGGCACGAGTGGCGTCATCCGCAGCAACGCGACGGCGTTCGGCACCGGCACCGGGATCTGGATGGACTACAACGGCGGAACCCCGCGGTTCCGCGTGGGCAATCCGGCCGGCAACCGCCTCTCCTGGGACGGCTCGACCCTGACGCTTGTGGGCGATGGTGGCGGCGTTACGAACATCAACGGCGCCAATATCCAGACTGGGACCATCACCGCGACGCAGATCGCCGCGAACACCATCACCGCCGCGAAGATCGCCGCCGGAACCATCACGGCGGACCGTCTCAGCGTCGGGTCGTTGTCTGCCATCTCGGCCAATCTCGGCAGCGTGACCGGTGGCTCGATCAACATCAACAGCGGCACGTTCTACGTGCAGACGAACGGCGCGACCTATATCAACGTGCTCGACACCAACACGGTGAACGCCTCGCACCTCGCAACCGGGTCGATGTCTATGACGGGGAGCTTCTCGAGCTCGATCGACCTCTCTTCGCATGACATCTACAGCGTCGGCACTATCTACGTCGGCGGCGTGAACGCCACAGTCCTCCGCATGTCGGCCGGGGCGGGCTACGCCTGCGTCGACGGGAGCGGGCAACTCTACTCGAACGCGGGAGGCTGCTGATGCCAGTCGTGAACGCGCCCTTCTCGCTGTCCCTCATCGGCAGTCCGGCCGCCCTGATCGCGGAGATCCAGGCGCGAGCGGACGCCCTGAGTAAACAGCAGCAGAAGAGCCAGGAGGCCTCGGACTTCGGCCTCATCGTCGGCGGGGTGCTCTCCATCCTGCAGGCCAACGTCGACGCGGATCGTAACTGGGTGATAGCGGTCGACATCGCCATCACCGCGACGGTTGACGCGGGCACGAAGCAGAAAACGTACGGGCGGTGCTCGGTGAACATCCGGCCGCTCGGGGTGCTGGTCGGATGACGCGCGTGATCCTGACCGGGCTCGTGACGCTCGCGCTGCTCGTGGGGCGTGCCTCCGCCGCGGACGCCCCCACGCTGTCGGACCTGCAGAAGCTGCAGATCCAGACGCTCGCGCAGCAGATGGAACTGGCGCAGCTCAGGGCGCAGCTCGCGCAGCGGGACTTCGACCAGGTGAAAGCCGCACTGGTGCAGCTCGTGACCACCCTCCACAGAGACGGCTACGAGCTGGACCTGCAGACCTTGACCTACCGGCCGGCGCCGGTCCCACCGCAGAGGAGCGGCGATGACCGATGAGCAGATCACCCTGGGCGAAACGTATCGGCTCGTCGAGCGCATCGACCGCCGGGTGGCGGAACTGTCACAGGAAGTGCGGGACCGGCATCACGCGCTGGCGAACGCGATGAACGAGCAGATCGGCCCGATCAGCGTCATCAAGGTGCGCGTGGACGAGGCCGAAGTGGACATCGCGGATCTCCGTGGCGAGATGAAGGACGTGAAGAAGGACGCGGCGTTCCTCTCCGGCGGGATTTCGCTCGCGGCGTTCATCCTCTCGGTCTTCGGATTGCCGCCGTGGAGCAAGCACTGATGACGGTCGAGGAGCAGATCGCGCACATCGTCGATGCGTATGAGGGCGAGCGGTTCACCACCGATCCGTCCGACCTCGGCGGGCCGTCGCGCTGGGGTGTGACGCTGCGGACGCTGCAGGCGTACCGCCGCACGCTCCGGGGCGATCCGACGCTGGTGCTCACGGCCGCTGACGTGGAGACGATGACGCGAGCGGAGGCAATCGACATCGGGGTCTCGCTCTACGCCACGCGGTCGGGGCTGCGGTTCATCCTGCACGACGGGCTGCGGTTCGTGGCGCTGGATTACGCGTGGCACGCAGGGACCAGAGCAGCGATCTGTGCGCTGCAGCGGGCGGTCGGCGTGGAGGTCGACGGCATCTTCGGGCCGGTGTCGCAGGACGCGGTGAACGGCCATGCGAACCCGGTGCAGCTCGGCGCGCGGGTGCTGGCGATCCGGTCGGAGGCACTGATCGCACAGGTCCATGCCCACGAGAGTCAACGGCGCTTTGCGCTCGGCTGGTGGGCGCGGATCACCAGCAATGCGCGGCAGTTGGCGGCGTGACATGTGGCGAGTGGTGTTGACGGGGCTCGGAGCGGCGCTCGGGGCGATGGCGGTCGTGGGCGGGCTCGTGCTCGCGCTGTTCTACGTCCTGGTGTGGGGACTGAGATGAGACGAGGACTCGTGTTGGTGCTGGCGCTGCTGCTGCCGTCGATGGCGTCAGCGCAGCCGGAGATTGTGGCGCAGGTGAAGGCGGAGCTGCAGGCCCGCGGCGTGTCGCTCGCGGACTCGTGCGGCGGGTTCGCGATTACGCGGCGCGTGGCGTGGCGGCTGCGAGCATCCGGCATCGGCCTCGTCTCGAAGCCCTCGGGCAACAACTGCGAGGGGTTCAGCGTCGACGTGCTGATGTATCCGGACGGGCGCGCCTTCGACATCCTCAGCGATGCCGGCGGCGCGAACGGTCCGGCGTGGGGCGCGATCGAGCCGATCGAATCCTCGCGCTGGCGGCCTCCGGTCGATCCGGGCGACGGCGCGGCGCCCACGCCGAGCGTGCCGAGCAGTCCTGCGCCGGTGGTCGTCACGCAAGCGGTTGACCTTGTGCCGGTGTACGGCCGCTTCGACCAGCAGCATGACCAGGCGGAGCGGATGTTCGCGGACCTCGTCGCGCGGTTGAACGAGCTGCAACAGCAGAACGAAGCGATCCGCGCCCAGATGAAGCAGCACGACGAGAACCCGTCGTTCATCGGGAAGCTGTTCGGCAGTCGGTACACGCAGATTCTCATGGGCGCGGCGGCCGCGTGGCTGACCGCGTCGCAGACCGGGAAGTGAGGACATGGACAACGTTCAACTCAACTCCGGCACCGGCGGGGACATCGCGGCCGCCGACGACATCGGTGGGGTCAAGTACCAGCGCGTCAAGTGCGTGCTCGGCGCAGACGGAGCCAACGATGGGGATCTCTCGAAAACGAACCCCATGCCGTCGCGCGAGGTCACGCCGAACGCCGATACGGGCCTGACGGCAATTCCGACGTCGCTCACCGCCGTGCCCTCCATCGGGGCGGCCACGGCGATCGCGCTGATCGGCGTGCACGTCTGCAATCCGAGCGGCGCCGCGATCACCTTTAGCCTGACGGACGGCGGCGGCACCTACCTGATTTATCAGGAGCAGATTGCCGCGCGCGGACATCTGACGCTGCCGTTCTTTCGTATGCCGGTGACCGGGCTGAAGTGGTTGGCGTCAGGGAACGGCCTGGTCGGCAAAGCATGGGGGACGCTGCAGTGAGGACACTTCGACGCCTGATTCTCGCGATCACCCTGTGCGCCTCCGCGCTGCCGGCGCGTGCGCAGCAAACCACGATCCGAGCCACGGATCCGTCGTCGGGCGCCGACGTCCAGTCGGTCGGCGATGCGACGAACAACGCGCTGCGGGTGACGCTCACGAGTCCGTCCACCGTCACCGTCAGCGGCACCGTGACGGCGAACCAGGGTGGCTCCTGGTCCGTCGCGCAGAGCGGCAGTTGGCTGGTGCAGGGCCTCGTCGCGCACGGCGCGAGCTACAGCGGCAACCCGCTGCCGATAGGCTGCTACGCGTCCGCCTCGGCGCCGACGAGTGTGAGCGACGGCCAGATCGCGCGGATGTGGTGTCTGACCAACGGCGCGCTCTCGGTGAATCTGGCGAACGCCTCGATTGCTGCGACACAGAGCGGTACCTGGAACATCACGAACATCAGCGGCACCGTCAGCCTGCCCACGGGCGCGGCCACGGCGGCGAACCAGACGACGGGCAATACGTCGCTGTCGAATATCGACGGCAAACTGCCTGCGCTCGTGACGGGGCGCGTGCCGGTGGACGGGTCAGGCGTCACACAGCCGGTCAGCCAGTCCGGCACCTGGTCGCTCCGCATGCAGGACGGGAGCGGCAACGCGGTCACGTCCGCCTCGCGTGGCTCTGAGCGGGCGCTCACCGTGCAGGTGGTCGACGCGTCTGGCGCGCAGGTCACGTCGTTCGGCGGGTCCAGCAGCAACGCTGCGGCGAGCGCGACCGGGTCGGCCGTGCCGTCGAGTGCGAGCTACAGCGGCATCAATGTGGGCGGCACGCTGCGCGGCTGGACGGGGCTGTCGCTGGGCAGCCACTACGCTGGCACCGTCGCAATCGTTGACGGCTCGGGCAATCAGATCACGAGCTTCGGCGGGTCTGGCGGCACGGCCTCCAATTACACGTCGGCGTTCCCGTCCACTGGCACGGCGGTCGGGTTCTCGGACGGTACGAACATGCAGGGCGCGCGCGTGTTCGACGGCGACACCGGGGTAGGCACGCAATATGTGCTCGGCGCCGTGCTCCGCAAGAGCGCCAGCGGCGGCACGGTGGAAGCGGGCACATCGAGCGACCCGCTCCGCATCGACCCGACCGGTACGACCACGCAACCGGTGTCTGGCACCGTCACCGCGAATCAGGGCGGAGCGTGGTCGGCCACCGTCACGCAGGGTACCGCGACCAACCTGAAGACGCAGGCCGAGAACTACCAGGGCGGCGTGGCCGTCAGTTCATCGAATCCGCTCCAGGTGACCCTCGCGAACACCGGGGCCAACAGTACCGCCGTGAAAGTCGATGGCTCCGCAGTGACGCAACCGGTCAGCGGCTCCATCACGGCCAACGCGGGCACTGGGACGTTCACGAACCAGCAGTCAAACCAGACGGCCGACTACGACACCGGCGCGGGTACGCAGACCACCACGATGTGGGGGATCGCGCTCCCGGCCTCGGGTGGCCCCGTCGCGGGCGGCACGGCGACGAACCCGATTCAGGTCTCGCTGGCCAACACAGCGGCGAACAGCACCGCGGTGAAGGTGGACGGCAGCGCGGTGACGCAGCCGGTCAGCGTCTCGGGGACCGTCGCATTCAATCAGACGCAGGTTGGTGGCAACTCCGTCTCCACGGGGAATGGTACGGCCGGCGCTGGTGTGCAGCGTGTCACGGTCGCGTCGGATAACACGGCGTTCCAGACGATGCCGGTGGCCACGAGCGACACGACGAACGGGCTCTCGACCTGCTATCTGTCCTCGGCCGCGACGACCAACAGCACTAATTGCAAGAGCAGCGCAGGCAACGTGTACGTGATCCACGTCACGAACACGACCACGACGAACTACTTCCTGCGTCTGTACAACTCCTCGTCCGCGCCGACCTGTTCGAGTAGCACTGGCTTCGTGGAGACAATCCCGGCCCTTGGGGCGGCGGCGAACGGCGGCATCAACGGACGCTCGATGAGTGTCCCTGACAAATTCAGCAATGGCATCGGCTTCTGCCTCACGGGCGGCGGGAGCAGCACGGATAACACGAACGCGGCCACTGGCGTGTTCGTCACGATCAAGTACCGCTAGCGGGTGGAGGGATCATGCGTCGGATTCTGAGTCTCATTGGTCTGGTCGCGCTGCTGGCGCCGTCGGCGTCGGCCGCGACGGCCAACGTGTCGAGCATCGCCGTGGCCGGGAGCACGGTCACGGTGACGGTCGCCGTCGCGCACGGCCTCGCGGCGAACGCTGGCGTGTGCCTCACGCACACGCCGGTCTGCACGGCTGTGGCGACGGTGCCCACGGGCACGACGTTCACCTTCAGCCAGCCGTCGAACGTCACGGTCGCCGCGTGTGCGGCGAGCTGCGGCACGGTAAGCACCGCTCCGCGCATCATCATCCTCGACGTCGCGCAGCCGAATCAGGCACAGCAGACCATCCACTATCTGCTCTGGCTGACCACGACGAAGCCGATTCCGCGCAACGGGGCGGCGAGTGCGTGGGTGGCTGGCGCGGGCAGTGCCGGTGCCGCGAGTGAGCAGAACGCGGCGCTCGCGGCCGGGAACTTCATCGAAGTGAACCTGTTTCAGACGTTCCCGGCGACGCTCACCAACGCCGAGATCCAAGTCGTGCTCCAGAAGGACTACACGACGCGGCAAGCGGCGCTGGTGGCGAACACGCAGCCGGGCACCTACTACGGCAGCGTGTGGGATGGAGCGTCATGGTCGGTGCAGTAGGGCAGCGCCTCGTCGCGGCGCTCGTGGTCGCCTGTGCGCTGTGGGCGCAGCCTGCGGCGGCGGCGATTGCGCGTGTGCAGACGGCGACGGCTGGCACAACGACCACGAGCCTCCTCACCCTGACCGCGACATTCGGGTCCAGCACCACCAGCGGCAACACCATTGTCGTGTGTGTGCGCGGGGCGAACACGGGCAATAACGCCAAAGTCTCGACCGTCACGGACACCCTTGGCACGACCTACACGCTGCGGGCCTCAGATGTCTCGCGTGACCCCTATATGTGGGTTTACACCGGCAGCCCCGCGTCGTCGGGCTCCAACGCCGTCAGCGTCACGTTCGACGCCACGACAGTCTATTCGTGGGTGGCCGCCATTGAATACAGTGGCGTCGGCAGCTACCAGACGGCCAATGCGAACATCGGCGCAGCCGGGAGCACAGACCTGCAATCGGCGTCGCTGACGACGAGCGCGGCGGGGCTGGTCGTCATGGCAGGGTCGCAAAACAACCTTGCCACCTACTCCGCAGGGACAGACTTCACGTTCCTGACCCAAGTCGGGGGAGACGGGTATCTGTTTGGTGGCGTCGAAGAATACATCACGTCTGGAGCGTTGTCGGGCTACACGGCACACCTGACCTCCTCCGTCACGGATCAGTGGACGGCGGTCACGGTCGCATTTGCCGCAGCTGGCGGCGGAGGCGGCGGGTCCTTCCGCTGCAACAACGCCCTGACCCTGCTCGGCGTCGGCTGCGGAGGGGACTGACCCGTGCTGCTGCTGCTGCGGCTGAATCTCGATCAGGCGGGCGAGGCGCCGACGCAGCCCGCCTACGTTGAGGAATGGTTCGTCGTGGACGCACCCGATCGCGTGTTCGTCGTCGCCGCGCCTGACCGCACGTTCGTCGTGCCTCCGCGCACATGAGAGAGGACCCCGCGCGATGCTGCTGCGAGCCACCACCCTGATCAAGAAAGACCCCGATTCAACGGAGCCGTACGGCTTCGACTGGACTACCTATCTGGCCGGCATCAGTGACACCGAAACCATCGCGAGCAGCGCGTGGGCGGTCAGTGGGCCGGACAGCGCGTTGACCACGAGCGGCGCCAGCATCGTCACCGGGTCGAAGCAGACACAGGTGCGGATCGCCGGCGGGACGGTCGGCGCGGTCTACACCCTGCGCAACCGGATCACCACATCGAGCGGCGTGATCGATGACCGCTCGCTCAGCGTCCGCATTGGAGAGAAGTAATGGACCGAGCGCGATTCTCGACCGCCACCGTGGTTGCCTTCGTAGGCGCCGTCTTCGCCATCCTGCAGCCGTTCCTGCAGGGTCTCGGCCTCTGGATACAGGCGCACAGCGCGATCCGGTTCAGCGATGACTACCTGGCCGTCGTGCAGGGCGCGGTCGTCACCATCGTCACGACGCTCGCGGTGGTCTGGCATCAGCAGGGCCCGTCGCATGGATCGCCTGACGCGTGACACGGCCGTGACCCTCGCGGGCTTCCTGCTGGCCGGGGTGGTGCTGGTGCTCGTCGGCTTGAGTGCGCTGCTCGGGATCTGGCATGTCTTGGTGTGGGGAGTCCCGTGACCGCGCCCGCGCCACGCCCACGCCCCACGCCACCGCCGAGGCCGTGAGCCATGTCCGACGAGGCCGTCGCGTGGACGCTTCGGCAGATCGCGCACCTGCGACGCGGGCAGCAGCTCGCGCGGACCCGACCGCCTGACGCCCCGACGAACTGTATCCTCTGGGCGCTCGCACAGATGGATCGCGGCGGGACCATGCGGTTGCAGCCCTCGTCCCACGGGCCGTGGTTCCATGCGTCGTGGGAAGCGCCGGACGGGGCGGTGTGGGAGTACTGCCCGCCGTCCGACCTGGTGGCGATCGTGGAAGCGACGCACGCGACGATGCCGCCCTCGCTGTTTGTCGGGACCGTACGGAGAGTGCGATGAAGACGAACGTCGC